AAGATTAGATTTAATGGCTAAGATTGATAAATCGAAATATACCAAGCAAGAAATTGCAGAAATTAAAGAGCGTAAGCGTAAACGCAAACTAGAAAAAGAGTTTGCTAAACGACAAAAGCTCTTTAATACTGATCCTACATCTACTGATAAGAATATACTAGTTTTAAAACACGGAACAAAGTATGGTGCAGACTATGTTAACAAAATGTACAACATGGTTTCAAGAAACTTAGAGTACGATTTCAACTTCTATTGCATAACAGAAGACCCAAAAGAATTAGATCCAAATATAATTGTAATACCTTTACCTCAAGTTGCTGTAAATGGTTGGTGGTATAAGCCTTATATATATTCTAATGATATTCCTATAGAAGGAACGATATTATATTTAGATCTAGACATGGTAATAACTAATTCGCTAGATAGATTATTTGATTTTTATCCTGGTGAATATTGTGTTTTAAGAGACTTCACTAGAGCTATGCGTCCTAATTGGGAAAAATATAATTCAAGTGTGGTACGATTTGAAAAAGGACAACTTGATTATGTTTGGCAAAAATTTAAAGCACAGAGCCAAAACATAATGCGTAGACACTTCGGCGACCAAGATTATCTTTGGGAAGAAACACAAGGTAAGGCAAAATATTTTCCAGATCCGTGGATACAAAGTTGGAAATGGGAAGTTCGCAAAGACAAAAGATTTAGACCAGGACAATCTAGAGGCAATAGAGAACTTATGATAATTGAAGACACTGTTGCTCCTAGTGACTGTTGTATTGTTGCTTTCCACGGTGATCCTAATCCGCACAGATGTAAAGATCCATACATTATTAAAAAATGGGTTTGACTTTAAACAACAAAGGTAGTATAATAATATATGGACTTAAAATTTACAACCGCAGGCGATTATATGAGGCAACCACAAAAACGCATAGGCTTCGCATGTAAGTACATGCACCCGGATCAAACACAAAAAAAGAAACTACTAGAAGACATTCAACGACCGCTAAACACTCGCAGCACTACAGTTCAATGGTTAAATAGACAAACAAAGGATGTCGCAGAAGAACGCTTGTGGGATATCATGGTTCATAATATACAATCGTATATGAACCTTATTAACTATGTAGGAGGATTACCGAATGAACTTAGAATGGTTAGGTTGGGAAGTGACGTCCTACCTGTTTATACTCAGTCTGATTGGAGTTACTTCTGGCGCAAGCCTGATGTACGACAATATTGTGAACGACACTTGGCAGACGTCGGCGCAAAGGCTCGTGAACTGGATGTTAGGTTGTCTATGCATCCTGGTCAGTTTACTGTACTTGCGTCAGATAATCCTGACATTGTAGATAGGAGTGTAGAAGAATTTGAATATCACACCGATGTCGTGCGCTGGATGGGATACGGACAGACATTTCAAGACTTTAAATGCAATGTACACATATCGGGTAGAAGAGGTCCACAAGGCATCAAAGACGCCCTCAAGAGACTCTCGCCCGAAGCACGAAACACCATCACGATCGAGAACGACGAAAACAAGTGGGGACTTGAACACAGCCTTGAACTTGTCGACCACTGCGCACTCGTTCTCGACATACACCATCACTGGTGCCGTGAAGGAGAATACATTCGCCCCACCGACGATAGATTTGCTCGCGTGATTGACAGCTGGCGTGGTGTGCGTCCTGTAATTCACTACAGCTACAGTCGCGACACAGCATTACCAGAAGGCTTTGCACACGATACTATGCCCGATATGCCGGCACTACTAGAAGCAGGTTACAAGAAGGCAAAGCTACGAGCGCACAGTGATTACTATCCTAATCCTGTTGTAAACGACTATGCACTAAGTTTCTTAGACTATGCAGATATTATGTGCGAGAGCAAGTGTAAAAATCTTGCCAGCATAGAGTTGTATAAATACAGTATGGAGAACAAACATTATGAAAACAAAAGGGTTAAAACAGAACTTATCGCTGGATAAGATTAAAGGTATCCGTATTGACACTGGACCAGTTACATATGTACCTGTTAAAAAGGAATATCAGTTTCCTGAAGCAACTAAAATTAGAAAAGTAAAGTCTACTGTCACTAAAGACGGACTAAAGTATTAATGAGATTTAAAGAGATCCAAAAATGTCCAAGGACCCGTGCTGCAAACTGTCAGTGCGAAAGTATCTCTATATCAGAAGCTCAAGGCGATACAATAATTGCACAGTGTGAATTAGAACATTCAGATACTGTGAAAGGCAATATTCTATGTATGCAGGCTACTAGTGGAGGTGTCACACTTATAAAAGGCACTATTACAGGACTTGAACCAGGTGAACATGGATTCCATATACACGAATACGGAGATCTAAGCAAAGGGTGTGAAAGCGCCGGCGGTCATTATAATCCAGATGGTGTTGATCACGGTAATGTTGAAGAAGGACATGTAGGCGACTTGGGCAATATTACAGCAAACGAAAGTGGTGTTGCAGAATTCTCAATCAAGGCAGAACGAATTGATTTAATGGGCGATCGCAGTATTATTGGAAGATCCTTTGTTGTACATAGTGATGTAGACGACTTAGGTAAAGGCGGAGACGAAGAAAGTTTAAAAACAGGAAATGCAGGCGACAGGCTTGCTTGCGGAGTAATTGTTTTAAGAGGAGACAATAATGATTAAAAAATGGATAACAAACAGACTAAATGAGCGTACAACATTAGACGGTGCTATACTAATTGGCGCTGGCATTGCTTTCTTAATTTTTAAACCAATCGCTAGTTTAGTAGCATATGGTGCTATTGCATACGGTGCTTGGACTATTTGGAAGCGTGAAGACTAAAGTTTACTAATATCTAATCCACTACTAGCGGGCATATCCCATATTTGTTTACGGGTTATGCCCATTTTTTGTGCAAATCTTTTGCTGTCGCAGTTACCACATACATGAAAATAATTATTGTTTATGCGGTTAGGATCCATTGATCCTCTTGATCTTTCAAATTCTGAACTACAACTATCACATCTTAGTATAATCATAGTTACATTCCTATAATAGGTGTGTGTTTTTCCTAATTTACTAGGACGCTCGTATCTCTTTTTAAGTGTGTATTCTTTAATGAACATAACTATATTTACATTAAGATTATAAAACAATACGATAAATAGTTATAATAAGAGGTTAAAACATGGAAATTTGCACACTAACTGAAGCAGCACAAGATCAAATTAATACAATTTGCAAAGAAAGAAACTGCTTTGCAGTTACCCTTAATCTTAAGGGAGGAGGCTGTGCTGGATTTGAATATCAATGGGACACTGTAGATCATCAACTAGAATTAGATGAAGACACAGAAATTATTGATGCAGGAAATGGTAAACTAGCAATCGGATCTCACAGCATAATGTTTTTAATTGGAACTGTAATAGATTACAAAAAAGACATTATGGGTGCAATGTTTGATATACAAAACCCAAATGCACAAAGTAGTTGTGGATGCGGTGTTAGTGTAAATTTTGACTTTGATAAGTTAGCAGAAACTGCGTAATTGGAGCAATAGATGGCAAAACAAGATATTAATATTGGTGTAGAGGGTAACGACGGCACCGGCGATAGTATTAGAGAATCGTTTCGTAAAACCAACGAAAACTTTTCAGAACTATACGCGGTGTTTGGTGTTGGTGGTCAGATTACATTTACAACACTTAGCGATACACCAGATGAACTTACACCTAATACAGTTCCGTTAGTAAACGATGCTGGTACACTTCTTGGACTTGTAGAGCTTGCAAGTAACAATGCATTAGGTGGCGGGGCACAGGATACAATTACATTTAGTTATGATATTCCAGGTAAGTTAATAATATCAAGCTCATTTACTAAAGTTAGTGACGACCTTAGTCCAACACTCGGAGGGCCTTTAGATGCAGGTGGTTTTGGTATTGCCAATGTTGGTATTAGCACAGTTGAAGCAGAGAGACTTAACACTACCCACGATAATCTAAGTGGAATAACTATCGACGATCTTGTAATTACAAAGGGCTATGCGGACCAAAGATATATCACATCAGGACTACCCTTAAGAATAGCCGAAGAGCCTACAGGAAAATTACATTATACTTGGACAATTAGTAGATATATTGATAGTTCAGTTGAAATTACAAGTTATTATGATGTTAACCAGGCTTTACAATCTGGCGGCCATGGATTAGAAAGTGGATCTAATGGTACTGCTATTAAATTTAATGCTGAAGACACAGATCCTAACAATTTAACATCTGGAACAACTTACTACATAAGAGTAATAAGTCCTACAAGACTTTGGTTGTACACCGAAGCAAATAAAGAATATGCAACAACAGATGTAGAATCAGATGCAAATTCATTTAAAGTTATTCCCTCTGGATCGATAGCCGCTGACGATGTTCATACTATAGTTGATGCTTCGTTAGATACAACTTTATCAGGTAATTTCTTAAGCGACAACGGCGTTCCAAGAGAAAGTATCACTAGACGTCAAGGGGATACAATGACAGGTGAATTATACTTGTCAGATCATCCTGGTGAATTAGCAGGACAAGGAACTCCAAATGGTGTTGAAGATTTACAGGCTGCAACTAAATTTTATGTAGATAACACTGCATATAGTTCTCCTGAGGCACTTTTTGTAAGTACCACAGGTGACGACACAATGCAAGGTGTTCCTCCGGGTAAAGAAGGTACATCATTAACTTATGCATTTAAATCAATTAATGCCGCTGCGGAAAGAGCAGAAGAACTTATTAGAAGTGCTCCTGCAGAGCCTGGCAACTATATGCAAACACTAACACATACTAGTGGACAAACTGATAGTGTTGTTATCAATGCTGATGTTGAAACTCCGGTTTTTGAACAAGCAAGAAAATTATTAGATAACAACAGAGAATATATTTCATCTGAGGTTGTAGCTTATGTGAGCAGTGCATTTCCTAACTTTGCTTATAATGTTGATACATGTAAAAGAGATGTTGGATTAATTATCGATGCTATTGCTTTAGATATTAATCGTGGATTGACAGCAAACTATCTTACAATACAAGCAGCACAAAGTTATTATTCAGGTGTTAGTGCTAGAATAGCAATTACATCTCAATTAACTGAAACAGTTGCTGGTATTGTTAAAGCAAGAGATATAGCCGCAGCATGTTTAACAAATGATCTACTGAATCAAAAGAATATTAGTAGCATTAGTGTTGCTGAAATATCAGAAGTAGTGACAACTACTAATCATGGTTTAACTACTGGCGATATTGTTGTATTTAGAAATGTTGAAGGTATGGTACAAATTACTGACAACACTAAAAAATATGTAAGAGTAACTGGTGCAAGTAGTTTTGAACTGTACAATGATAGTGCTTTAGAAACTCCATACGATACTAGCGCATTTGACGGATACACTGGTGGTGGTATAATTGGTCAAGTGTATCAAATAGAAGAAGACCAATTCCTCGATCTAGGAACAATTTATACGATTAATACAACAGGTAATATTACTGTAACAGCAGGCGAAACAATTACTCAAACTGGTAGTGGTGCAACTGGTATAGTTGTTAGTTCAGTAACTAATGGTTCAACTATTCTTTTACAAACAGTTACTGGTGAATTTAACACAGGTAACGAATTGACAGGAACTGTAAGCGGTGCTTTAGGACCTGACAGTATACCTACATCAATTGCTAATGATTTAGATGCTGATTCAAATGCACGAGCAGCTATTAGTGATAAATTTGACCTAGTAACAAATATCATCCAAAATGGGTTAGACGCAGGTGGAGATATTGTCTATGGTAGCACATATAAAATTGTTGTAACAAATGGTGCAAGCACCTATACAGATCAAACTAATCCAGGCAATACTGATGCATTACCAGGTAAAGTTATTAGAGGTAAGCGTTCAGAAGCAATAGGACAAATTGTAAGTTTCACAAATGATGTAGGTGCAGAATCTGCAACTGATCCACAGACCGGTGCAACAGAACCAGGTCCTACAGTATTCCAAGTACACTTATTGAGTGCAAAAGATTTTGAACCTGAAGAGCCATTAGAATACGGTAACTTTGTTAAAAAGAAACAAGTTAGTATTATGGTAGAAACAGGTATATATGAAGAAGACTATCCAATTCGTCTAAGCAACAATGTGTCATTAAAAGGTGACGAATTTAGACGAGTAATTATTAAACCTAAGACTGAAACAGATTCAAGAATACCTAGAGTTTCACAGAGTAAATGGGCAAACTTATACTTCTATAGAGATAACGAGTTTGATGGTCTAACTTTGAACAACGGTGGTACAAATTTCTTCAATCAGGATGGCGTAGCACAAGGTAAGTTTGGTTACCACTATTTGTACAGAGGCGACAAACCACTAAACTTAGGACCAGATGTAACTAATGTAGGCTCATATACTACAGCTGCAAACATAGTAAAAGAAAATAAAGACTATATTGTAGAAGAAACAATTGAATATATTACACAACAATATCCTTCTTTAGTGTATGATTCTGCTAAATGTAGAAGAGATACAAAACTTATTGTAGATGCTCTTGTAAATGACTTAAGAAATGGCGGAGAGGTAAGAACCCTAGAAGTTCAAGGTAGCTATCAAACTTTACTAGCAGGTGAAGGCGATTACTTAACACAGTTAGGAGATAGTTCACAGGAAGTTGCAACTGAGGCTGCTATACAAAATATAAGCCAATTAACAAGTGCTTTACTTACAGGGGTTGCTCCAAATTATACTACAGGATCTTACACCGCAGGTAGTGCAAGTGTGTTAGCAGCCGAACCTGTAGATATATCATTAGGTTCAGGCGAATCGGGTACAGCTACAGTTGTTGGACAGTTAATTGATAAAATTACATTTGTATTCGATGTAGAATATAACCCACCAAAACGCAATGATGCACTAGATGTGTTCTTAATGAGTGATGCTACTATTATTCGTAATGTTACTGTACAAGGACATGGCGGATTTATGTGTGTTCTTGATCCGCAAGGACAGGTTCTTACCAAATCACCATACATTCAAACAGCATCAAGTTTCTCAAAGAGTATAAATGCAAAAACATTTGCAGGCGGTATGTATGTTGATGCATATGTTGGTAACTTGCCTGCAAGAATTACAGGACAACCACAAAGTGCAGATAAATTTAAACTTACAGTACAAAGTAATGTAGGTGAAGGATTAAGATTGCGTCCACCAGAACTACCTTGTCCATTCTATGTAGAAGGTAGACGATATCAGGTTAATGCTATTTCAGATTATGACCAAGGACAGGGTACTGCAACAATTTATCTCGATGCTAACAGTAATGACGGTGACGGATATGATGTAGAACAATTTGACGATTCAAGTGTTGAAAGAGATATCTTCCTTCAAACAGCTGGTAACAGAAGTATGTTGGCAAACGACTTTACTCAAATTAATGACTTAGGTTATGGATTAGTTGTTAACAATGCTGCGTTCTCAGAGCAAGTGTCAACATTTACATATTACTGTCAAACAGCGATGTATGCTAATAATGGTTCTGAAATTAGAGGACTTAACTGTTCAAATGGTTATGGTAAGTTTGGTCTAATCGCAGAAGGTGCTGATCCGAACGAGATTCCAGACCAGGTTACGCTAAAGTATGACCAAGTGCAACCAGCAAAAGCATTTACCAGTGGAGCATATACAAACGCATTTGAAGATCCAAGTATTACAGTTACAGACTTAAAAAGACCTCCCACTGCAAACAGTATTATTACAGTTTATCACCCGGGAGCAGTTGGACCTTTATCTGGGACATACAATTATGTAATTTCAACAGTTACTAACTTGAGTGACAGCGATGGTGATGGTGTAGAAGGTGAATCAGGAGATGTTGTTGTTACTGGTGTTAACGCACTAGATGCAGCCACACTAGCTGGTACAACTGCTTCTGCAGCTACATTCAACGGAGTGGCTACTAACGCATCAGCATCGGGTACTGGATTAACAGTAAATGTAACAGTTACTGGTGTTGGAGTTATTGGTGGCGGTGGATCAGCAGTTGTTGCTGTAGTTCAGCCAGGTACAGGATATGCAGCAGGAGAAACTATTACTATCAGTGGTAGTAACTTAGGCGGAAGTTCTCCAACTAATGATTTAACAATTGATGTTGATACAATCTTTGGTACTACAGCAGGCGTACACAACAACACAGTTTATAAATTAGATTTAAAAGCAGATGACGTAGCGGCGGATGATTTCTTTGGCCAGTTGCAAGACACTGTAACTGACGGAACTATTATTGAATATAGAGATAACTTCAATATGATATTTGATAATGTTAGCGATCCTTCAGGACTTGTAACAAGACCAAGTACAGCCATTAACTTCGATGAAAGTGATAATACAACATACAGAAGTATTGCATTTAGTAACAAAGATTCATTTAGTCAAGACTTAGCAAGCAATGAAATTTTAACTACATTTGAAGTTGGTTTTGATTTTGTTGATATGGAAGTTAATGTAACAAAACTAGCAGGTGGTTATGGGTCAGCACAGGGTGATACAAAACTAGCTATTCAACCATTAACGGCAAGTCTTACAAATATATATGACGACACTGAGCGTGTGACTAGAGACAGCAGTACTCAAGCAGGACTATATCCAGGAGATTTGGGTTATAGTGCTAGTGGTGGTATGCGTTTCCTTTGGGATGGTAAAACACACGGTATTACAGAATACAGAGCAATTAGTGAAATTGCAGTGACGTCTAGTATAACTGTTGTTGCTGGCGAAACTCTCACACAAGCTAATACAGGTGCAACAGCAGTAGCTCTTACAAATGGTGCTGCTTCTACTATAGAAGTGTATAGTATAACAGGTACATTTAATACAACAGATCAACTTACAGGTAGCACAAGTGGAGCACTAGGAGCATCTAGTGTACCAACAAGTATTACAAATGATACATGGGCATTTATTGAATTTGTCGATGTTGCAGGTACAAATATTAACAGCAGCTACGGCGGCACTGGACTTAACAGTGCAGTTCCGGCAGCTGAAAGGGTTGTTACAGCAGGTCTTCCTGCTGCAAGTACAGGTGAAATTACTATTGCTATTTCACTGTTAAGAGCAACAGGACATGACTTTACACAAATTGGTACAGGATCGTTTAACGATTCAAACTATCCAAATGTTATTTTAGGTGAACCAGTTAATCCGTTGGCTGATTTCTATACAGATGCTGACACAGCAACAACAGCTCAAGTCTGGGAAAGACGCAAAGGTAGAGTGTTCTTTGTAAGCACGGACCAGGATGGATTCTTCCGTGTTGGTAAGTTCTTCAGTGTAGACCAAGCAACAGGTGATATTACATTTGCTGGTGAAATTGGACTTTCTAATGCTAACGCACTTGGCTTTAAGAAAGGTGTTACAATTAATGAATTCTCAGCAGACGATAGTTTTGCAGATGATTCAGGACAGGCTGTTCCAACAGAAAAAGCAATCGGAGGATACCTAAACAGAGCATTAGGATTTAATGTTAAATCGGGCGCACAGATTCCCGGGTCATCAAATAGAATTGGTCCTGGTTTCCTTCCATTGAACGGATTAAGTCCTATGGAAGGCAACTTGAATATGAATAGTAACAATATTCAAAACCTTGCTTTACCAGGTAGCGGTAGCGATGCAGCCAACAAAAATTATGTAGATGACAATGCAAACGCATTTGCTACAGTTAAACAATTAAGAGATACAACAGTTGACACTGTTGGTGCAAATGAACTTGCAGTATTCAGTGGTAAGCAAATTATTTACACTGAACCAGAGACAGGTGGAACATTTATTGTAGGTGACACTATTCAAAACGATCCAAGTGCTCCATCAGCTACTGGTGTAGTTGTTGATATTGAAACGCTTACAGATGAGCAATTTGGGTCGATTCGTAAAATTGTTTACACAGTTGGATCAGGAACATTTGACCCTGACAATGATACAATTTATGAAAATGGTGGTTCTGCTCAAGCAGTTGGATTAACCACATCACTACAAGCAGATGTTGGCGGTCCATTCCCAGAAATCACACATGCATCAGAATCTACAGCTAGTGATATTAATGTTACTATTACAAGAACAGCTGCTGGAGCCGAATATAATTTACAATATGAAGCAAACAGTCTTATAAATGCTGATGTAAACAGTGCGGCGGCTATTGCACAAAGTAAACTTGCAATGAACACAGCAGGCACTAGAGCAAATGCTGCTGGCATAACACAAGCAGACTTAGGTGTAGCAACATTTAAGAATACTGAATTTACACACACCAGTGGTTTTGTAGAACTACAAACAAGCTCAAGCACATCAACAGGTATTGCACCTGGTAAACTACAACATCAGGCAACAGACACTGTGCTAGGTAGAAGTGCTGCTGGTGATGGTGCTGTAAGTGCAATTAGTTTTGACACAGTTCTTGATGAAGGTGGCGCACTACGAGATAGTGAATTTGGTGCATTTGGTGCTAGTGGCGACGAAGTATTAATTAGAACAGCGGCGGCAACATACGATACTATTGAAGTTACAACAAGTGGCGAGAACAGCAAAATTGTTAAGACACTAAGTGATGGTGCTATTAGAGCAACAGGACTTGTGTTGGGTGGTTCTGATAGTTATGAAGTTGCAACAACTACAGGATCAGGAACAACACTAACAGTCAAAACACCAGGTCAAGCAGTGGTATTTAATGCTACTGGTACAACCAGTGCAAGTTTAGTCACTAAGTTCCCAGGAAGTATTGACATAGGTGATACTACACAAACTACCGAAAGTAATTTCCAGGGTTCATCATCTTATGCAAGCGAAGGATTTGTATCAACTGATTGGGTTTACACAAACTTTATTGAAGCTATATCTGAAAGAGATGCTGCAAGCACAGGTATTGCACTAGGTGAAACAGGTGCATTTGCTGAAGATGCTGCAGATGTAATTGCATTCGTTACTGGTGGTAATGTTGAAGCAAGAGTTACAACTACTGGAATAGAAACTGATGCTATTCAAAGTTTAACTTCAAATACCGATCTTGCTCTAAGCGGTAATGGAACAGGAAATGTTAATATCACTGACAGTTTAGATGTTGATACAATTACAGCATACAGTGGTACAAACACAAACCTTACACTAGCAGGTAAAGGTTCAGGTGTTGTTAGCGTTAGTACTGGATTAACTGTAGCTGGAACCACTACCCTAAATGGAAATTTAGATATTGGTAATGCTACAACAGACACTGTAACATTTACAGCAAGACTTGATAGTAATATTGAACCAGATAGCACAGCAAACAATAGAAACTTAGGTGCTAGTGGTAGACAGTTTAATACAGTGTATGCAAGTGTATTTGAAGGCACAGCAACATCAGCACAATATGCTGACTTGGCAGAGAATTACTTGGCAGATACAGGTTACGAGCCAGGAACTGTACTAGTGTTCGGTGGTGATGCAGAGGTTACAACTACAAATACAAAAGGCAATACCAGAGTTGCTGGCGTAGTATCGACTAATCCTGCACACTTAATGAATTCAAATCTAGAAGGTGAACATGTAGCAGCAATAGCACTGCAAGGTCGTGTTCCGTGTAAAGCACTAGGTCGTGTAGCCAAAGGTGACATGCTAGTTACAAGTGCCATACCGGGTTATGCTATAGTTAATAACACTCCGGGAGTCGGTAGTGTTATAGGTAAAGCAGTTGGCGATAAACTCGATGACGGCAAAGGCACTGTTGAAGTTGTAGTAGGGAGAGTATAATGGCTAAGAAAATTGTAAACATTGGTACAAGTGCAAACAAAGGAGACGGAGATCCTTTACGCACAGCATTTGATAAAATCAATGATAACTTTGATGAACTATATGCGGCAACTACACTAGACTTAGACAGTATAGGTTCTAACATGATCCCTACTACTGACGGTGCTTATGCACTAGGTAGTGCAAGTAAACAGTGGAGCGACTTGTATGTAAAAGATTTTATCTATCTAGGCAACGCTAGATTACAATCTGATGTGCAAGGAAATCTTGTAATAAATGGTGCTAGTATTAAAGTAGATGGTGATGTTAGTGGTAGTATTTTTGCAGATGATAGCACTTTACTTGTAGATGCAATAAATGGTAAAATTGTTGGTCCTGTGGATGCAAATATAACAAAAACAGGATCACTTGTAATATCAGGATCTACAGTAAACATGGTATCAACAGCTGGTATTATTGGTATTTCTGCATTTGATACTGCAAGCATGTCTGCAACTGGTATAGTAAGTCTTACATCAAGTGGTTCAAACATAGATATTTCTGCTAACAATAATGTAGAAATAGTAGCATCTACAGTTGATATTAGATCAAGTTTAAATGTAACTGGAGGTATTACTGGAGATGTAACTGGTAGTGTGTTTGCTGATGACTCAGCTGTAATAGTTGATGGCATAACTGGGGCAGTAACACCTTCTGAATTTAAGCCACCAATGCTTACACAAGCACAAATAGATGCACTAACACCTGTAGAAGGACTAATGGTGTACAACACAACAACTGGTAAGTTCCAAGGTTATGCTGCAGATGCTAATAATGATAGCACAACTGGTTGGGCAGATTTACACTAAATATAGATAATAGGAAAACAAAATGGCAGTAAGATATCCACTAATTATAGACGCAACTGACAATAATAAAATTAAAGAGATACCTCTCAATGACAGTTTAAACCTTAGCACAAACAGTATTGTTAATGCTGTTAATATAACTGCTAGTGGAACGCTTACTGTTGCAAGTCTAGTAGTTGATAGTTCAAGTGTAACAATTAACGGTACTGCACTTGGCAGTGTTGCAATCTCAAACAGTTATACTGATCTTGATAACAAGCCTAGTTTGTTTGACGGGCAATATAGTTCACTAACAGGTAGACCAACTATTCCAACAACTACCGCAACTCTTGCAGATGTAGGAAGTACTTCACCAACAAATGGTCAAGCACTTATATATAATTCAGCATTAGGCAGATATGAACCAAGTGATGTAGCAGATGTTTCGATAGACTTAACTAGTCAATCAATTGGAGAACTTGGCGATGTTATTAATACTTCACCTGTTTTAAACCAAACATTAAAATGGAACGGTGGAGCATTTGTAAATGGTAGTGTAGATTTTACAGAACTCACTGGTACAAGTTCTGTTGTATCGCAAGGTGATACATTTACAGGATCAGTAGTAGGAAATACAATAGGTTATCACACAGGTGATATAACAGGTAGTGTTTTTGCAGACGATTCAACGCTTTTAATTGATGCTGTAAACGGTGAGATTCCTGGATATGTAAAAATTACAGATTTGAAAACGGCACTGCAGGATGGCGCTGGTGATTATGCAGCATTTAAAGCATGGGTACTAGCAAACTTATAACGGAGATATAAATGGCAATACAATCAATTAACATAGGTAGCATAGCAAACGACGGAACAGGCGATGATCTTCGTGAAGCATTTAATAAAGTAAATGCAAACTTTACAGATTTAGATTCTAAACTATCAATAGCAGAAGGTTCAGAAGGTGAAAACTTAGGACTAGGCGAAGGTGTTTTTGCACAAAAGAGTGATAATACACTACAGTTTAGAAGTATTGTTGCAGGTTCAAACATTAGTTTAAGTGGCGGTGGTAATAGTATTACTATCAGCGGCGATGCTGCAATGAAACAATTAATTGTTGTAAGTGACAGCGGAAGTGTTGTGTTAGGCACAGGAAATCAAACACTTCGTATACAAGGCGGTGTAGGTGTTAGCACACGAGTAACAAGTGAAGATGTGTTTATTGATGTCGACGGACAGGATTTAATTGAAACAGACACTACACCTGTACTAGGTGGAACACTTGATGCAAATGCGTTTAATATTATAAATGCAAATAGTATTACTGCACAGTCATTTGTGGGTAATTTAACAGGGTTAGTAAACAATATAGATGTTAGTCGACTAGATCCTTTCTTAAACGGTTTTGATTTTAATACTATACTAAGGTCTGCAGATAGTTTTTATGAATGGCTAGTATATAATCAAGATGTCGATTTTGGAACATTTGTTTTACCTGAAGATACAGAAGTTGACCTTGGAGCTATTGCTTAACTCCGATAAATACAATACAAGGAGTATTGAATGGCCGATTTTTGGACTATACCATCTGACAAAACAATAGCAACTATTGAGGAACGCAAAACTGTAAGACTCAATTTACCTATTAATGGCCGTTACTTACCTTTAGACACAAGCGGAATGACTATCACAGTTATATCTGGAACCATACCAAGAGGTATGAGATTACAAGGATATGAAATAACAGGTACACCGTTTGAAGTTGTTCGCGACACTAAATATGAATTTGTTGTAAGGGCAACACTAAATGGAGTTGTGTCAGATAGAACATTTAATGTTATTGTTACCGGAGCAGATGATCCGGTTTGGCTTACAGCAGAAGGCAGCCTTCCTATCGGTACAAATGACACATTTTTTATTATAGATAGCGCACCTTTAGATTTTCAATTACTAGCAACTGATCCAGATATTTCAGCTGGAGACAATTTAGAGTATTTCCTTTATGCTGGTGAGATACCTCCTGGTATACAATTAACAGTAGATGGCAGATTAGTTGGTGTTGTAGAACCAATACTTGCACTAGAAAAGCCTGCAGGGAATGGCAACTTTGATAGTAACAATTATGGAAGGTTTCCATATGATTTTGGTGTTAGATCCGGTAATGGGTTTGACAGTTATTTTTATGATCTTGGAACTTATGACTTATCAACACCCACAGCAAGCCCAAAAAAATTAAATAGATACTATGAATTTACTGTAAGAGTATCTGACGGAGATAGTTTTAAAGACAGGACATTTAAAGTTTATGTTGTAGGCGATGATTTTTTGAGAGCAGACAACACTATAATGCAAGTTGCAAACGGTATCTTTACAGCAGATGTTACTAATGTCAGAAACCCAATTTGGTTAACTCCATCTGCCTTTGGATTTCGCAGAGCCAATAACTATGTAACACTATATCTAGATGTAATTGATCCAAATCCCGATACAGGTTTTATTGAATACTCACTTCAGCCATTAAATGATGATGGATCTGCAAGCACACTGCCGCCTGGTTTAGAACTAGATACAACAAGTGGTGAACTTGCTGGCAGAGTACCTTATCAGCCTGCAATAACTATAGAATATAAATTTACTGTTCGTGCTACAAGAAATGAAGCAAACAGTAATGACACTCCATTTAAAGATAAAACATTTACTGTTAAACTACTTGGAGAAATTGATAGTGTTATTACTTGGAACACTTCTACTAATTTAGGACTTATAAGTAGTAACTATATAAGCACACTATCAGTTAGTGCTACTACTACTGTTCCTAATGCTAATTTACTTTATGTGTTAGAAAGTGGAACTCTGCCTCCCGGACTAAGATTAGGGGCAGACGGTGAGATTATAGGAAAAATCAATAGCTTTGGTACAGCAGATAATCCAGGACTTACAGTATTCGATAGTCAAAATTTAATCATAGACGGCAATACAACTAGCATCGATAGAGAATACACTTTTACTATCAGCGTAAGAGACCATTACGGATTTAGTAAAATTGAAAGGACATTTACTTTAACAGTCGGTGATCCAGACGATAAACTATATAGTAATCTATATGTTAGGCCTTTATTAAAACAGTCTCAAAGAGATACACTTACCGAAATTATTACAAATCAAAATATATTTGATAATGATAAAATATACAGACCAAATGATCCTAACTTTGGTTTACAAAAGCAACTACAAATGCTTATATTTTCAGGTATCGAAACAAAGGCAGTTGAGTACTATGTGTCAGCTGCAGCTAGAAACCATATAAGAAAACGCTATAAGTTAGGTGAAGTAAAAACTGCTATTGCAAAAAATCCAGGTAGTAGCAAAACTGTTTATGAAGTAGTATATGTAGAAGTAATCGATCCTGCTGAAAGTACATCAGGTGCAAAGACTCGTACAAAATTTACTATAAGGAATAAAACTGATCTTAGTGTAGATAGTGAACTGTACACTTCAGACGGTTATACAGTTCCAGGAGAATCAATTGATTTATACGACCCCGATGTTATTGAATTGGGCACAAGACGCTTTAGTAATGTAAGAGTACAACTTCTGCCAAATCTAACAGTATTTTCAAGAGATGGATCAAGATTAGTAATACCAACTAGTGACGGATTCAATGTAGGAATTAGAGGAGAACTTGACGCTGTTGTAGAACTTGATACCGGAACATTTGAATCATTTAGATTCAGACCGGTGCCTGAAAACACAACAAAGGTAGATTCTAACGCAATAACTATTGACGGTGCAGATGATAAAACTAGATATATTTCTAACATAAGAAATATGAGAGATAGGATACGCGAAGTAGGTGAAACAGAAATAAACTTTTTACCTTTGTGGATGCGTACTGCCCAACCTGGAAACATTGCTAATTTAGGGTTTGTGAATGCAATACCATTATGTTATACAAAACCTGGCCAAAGCGAAAGCATAAAAGTAGCTATTAAAAATGCAGGAATTAATTTTAACCAGTTTGATTATGATATTGACAGATATGTTATAGATAGTACAGAAGGTGTATCAGATGAAAAATATATCATGTTCGCAAATTATAAATTCAACATATAAAAGACATAAATATTAACGGAGAAATAAAAAATGGCTATTACTATAGACACAAGTGCAATAAGCGGAATTGATGAACTATATCCTGTCGCAGGACAAGATAACGATTCGCAAGGATTTAGAGATAATTTTAATACTATCAAAACACAGTTAAATGCAGCTGCTACAGACTTATCAGCATTAGATACTAATACTGCAAAGTTAAATGTCAATAATGACTTTAACGGTAATAACATTACTGAAGCAAACTTCATTGCTAACACAGAAGAAGTTAATAACATTGGCAATGTAACTGCTAGTCAGAATATTAACTGGGATGAAGGAAATTATCAAACAATTCAAGCAGGTGCAGACATTACACTGACTTTAACTAATTGGCCAGCGACAGGCAAAATGGGTCGCCTACGAATGGTATGTACCGGTGACGGTACACCAAGAGAAATAACTTGGGCCGCAGGTGGTGGTGGATCCATTAAAAAAGATAATAATTTTCCTGTATCATTTGATGTTCAAAGCGCCACTGATCCACTAATTGTTGACTTTTGGACTAGCAATGCAGGGTTAACAGTATACGCAAAATATGTAGGCGAATTTACATAAAATGAATCATCCGCTAATAGAAAATTATCGAGATCTTTCTGATGTTGATCTCCAAGAAAGAATATCAAATCTTTCAACCAAATATTGGCAAACGCAAAATCCAGATGTAAGATCACAAATGATGCTTATTTTAGACGAGCTGAAAGAAGAATTTAGAAGTAGAAACCAAAAAAATCTGCAAAATAATTCTGAAGATGGTAATAAAGATCTTGACAGTTTAATCAATATCAGTTAAACTATATACATGCTTATGAAAACAGACTCTCTAGGAATACCACGATTTAGTAACCGCGATCTTATCGATATGATCTATACAGGTCATGCGGACAAAGTCCATGTAGTATTATGTGATGCAAACGACGATGTAGACCGGTTCAATGCCGCTATGGAAGAACAAGGCCTTAGCAAACTACAAAAGTATATCCCATTAGATGTAGATCAACAGACTTTTGACGGTGTATGTCAAAGTGAATGGTTCATGCCTGATGAATATAAAGAGATTAATCCAAATAAATGGTTAGAAGCAAAACTAATGGAAAAACTACAAATACAAGATCCTGTGGCTTTGCGTGATACACAAGAATGGATCCGTGTAACCGAAGAACTTACAGAATACTTTGGTCGTGGTATGTATCCATTATTACAGTATATGATATATCTTGTAGACTTCATGCGTGAGAATGATATTGTATGGGGTGTAGGACGTGGATCAAGTGTGGCAAGTTATGTGTTGTATTTGATAGGTGTACATAGAATAAATTCAATCCAGTTTGACCTGGATTGGAGAGAGTTCTTAAGATAAGTAATTTAAACTAAGGAGGTATTAACAATGCCAATGAAACAAACAGGTCGCAAAGTTTATAAATCAATGCAAGGTAAACAAATTGATATGGACTTATTGCGTCAAAAAAACGAACTTACTCCAGCAGTAGGTAACGCTAAAGTAAATGCAAGAGGCGATGAATTAGGACCAGGTGGTAAAATTATTAGAACTAGAGAACAGATTTTATCCGATCATCAAACTAATCATCCAGGTGTTCCAAATGAAATTGCTGTTGCAAAGCCAAAAAAAGACGAGATGGCACAAGAATCTGATCCGTTAGTTGTCGAAGATGACGAGTGGGTTGAAGACGAAGACGGTAATTTTGTTGCAAAGGAGAATTAACATTGCCTAAAATTAAAGGACAATTACGAGCTATAAAAAACAGAGTACTAGTTTGTGACATGCACTTTGGTGAACAGAAAACTGCTAGTGGGTTGATTATTAAAGATGACAATGGATCAACTCGCGGCATTTATCCCCGTTGGGGAAAAGTTTATGGCAAAGGTCCAGAAAACAATGACGACTATAATGTTGGAGACTGGATCCTAGTTGAACACGGTAGATGGACACGAGGTGTCGAACTAGACGATGGCACAGGCGAAAAAACTGTACGCATGGTTGAAGCAGAAAGTATACTAGCATATTCAGAAGAAAAACCAAGCGATGTTCAAATAGGTGGAGAATATGCCGACGGTGAACATGCTACCGTTGACCCACAATCATTTATTAACCCACAACATTAAGAGGCTATCTTGACCCAAGTAGATTTAAACAAATACAAAGATTTCGTAGAAGAAGTAACCAGTGACGAAAGCAACACAGTTGCTGCTATGTCACATAGGATGATAGAGATTTCTGAAAAAGTAAACCCTTCTCTATTACTAACTGGAGCCATAGGCATAGCAAGCGAAGGAGGCGAATTTGCAGAAATTGTTAAAAAATGTATATTCCAAGGCAAACCAATGGATGACGAAACTGTCTTTCATTGCAAACGAGAACTTGGCGATATTATGTGGTATTGGATTAATAGTTGCCGGGCATTGGATCTCGATCCTAATGAAGTCGTAGCAGAGAATGTAAACAAACTTAAGGCTCGTTATCCAGGTGGTGAGTTTGATGTACACTATTCAGAAAACCGTAAAGAAGGAGATTTGTAAATGAATACAATTACTGAAACCCGTGTAGCCTACGATGAAGGCTTACGAAACTTTATGATCAACATGTACAACCACACAGCCGCAGGTTTGGGTGTAAGTGGAGTTGTAGCATGGTTAACTTACTCAACTGGCGCACTATACGCAATGGGCAGTCTAATGTGGCTGTTTATGCTTGCTCCATTGGGCATGATTCTTTACTACAGTTTCGCAGGTCAAAACTGGAGCAAGGACACACTAACAAAATTTTATTACATCTTTACAGCAGTAATGGGTGTAAGTCTAAGTACAATCTTTGCTGTCTACACAGCCTACAGTATTGTACAAGTATTCTTTATAACAGCCGCAACATTTGCGAGTGCTAGTTTGTACGGATATACGACCAAGAAAGACCTCACAAGTTTTGGTAGTTTTCTAATCGTAGGACTTATCGGTATTGTCATTGCTAGTGTTGTTAACTTATTCTTACAAAGCACAGGAATGCAGTTTGTAATTAGTATACTAGGCGTTCTTATCTTTACAGGTCTTACAGCCTGGGACACTCAAAATGCCAAAACAATGTATCTACAGTATCAAGACAGTAGTATGGGCATTCGTTTTGCATTAAGTTTATATCTAAACTTTATAAATCTATTTCAAATGCTATTGCATCTTATTGGCAATAGAGAATAAGAGGTTAACTTGAATTATGAAAAAGACCGCAAAATACTTGCGGATGTAGACGGTGTCTTGCTCGATTGGGAATCAGCATTTGATGCTTGGATGAATGAAAACGGGGGTGCTATAAAAAACCCTTATGAATATAAACAAACTATAAGATATGGTATAGATAAAGACCGTGCAGATAGAGCAGTGAAGCAATTTAATGAAAGTGCTTGGATCGGGTATCTTAAACCATTAAGAGACAGCGTAAGTGCATTAGAGTATCTTGCTTCAAAACATTGGCATATTGAATGTATCACTAGCCTTAGTAAAGACCACTGGGCTGGAGAATTAAGACGATCAAACCTTAAGAAGTGGTTTGGACAAACTATTCGTAGATGTCAATGTATTGAAACCGGCGGCGATAAAGATGAATATTTACAAGAGTTTGAACCAGGACATTGGTGGATTGAAGACAAGCCTGAAAACTGTATTGCAGGTCTAAACGCAGGACATCGTCCAATTCTTATAGATCATCCTTATAACCAAGATTTTGAACACCCTGATGTAGTGCGTGTTAAGAATTGGCAAGAAATCATTGAATTAATTGCAGAATAGACTTGACTCTTAGAAGTTTATACGCTATAATGTATATAAACTAATAGGAGTATTATTTTGGCGACACACGGTATGATTGACTTGGAAACACTTGGCGTAGAGCCTGATAGTGTTATTATGACATTAGGCGCTATTAAGTTTGATCCATTTTCTGATGCAGAGCCGCATACTCCGTTATATTTGCGTGGCGATGTAGAAGAACAATCAGAAGACCTTGGAAGAAGTATTGATGAAAATACACTTGCTTGGTGGGGAAGACAGTCACAATCAATTCAAGACGAAGCATTTGGAGATCATTCAGATAGAGTTACAACTGCTGAAATGACAAGGCAACTTAACAAGTGGTGTGTAGGATTAGATTATATTTGGTGTCAAGGTCCAACATTTGACTTTGTAATACTACAGCATTTATACAAAAATATTGGTAAGCCTGCTCCATGGAACTATTGGCAAATTAGAGACAGTCGTACATTGTTTGCTATGATGCCCCAAGATCCACGCAGAGCAATACAAGAAGAGCTACATAATGCACTAGCTGACTGTTATTATCAGGCTAAGTGTGTACAACAATCATATAAACACTTTGGAGTAAAGGCAAGATGAAAGAATTATGGGTAGAAAAGTACCGTCCTAAAACAGTAGACGGTTATGTGTTTCGAGATGAAGCACAACGATCACAAGTAAAAAACTGGATCAAAGACAAAACAATCCCGCACTTGTTGTTTTCAGGCAATGCTGGTATTGGCAAGACAACACTTGCAAAATTATTATTTAATGAATTAGAAATTAATGATTTAGATGTGCTAGAAATTAACGCATCACGAACAAACTCAGTAGATGACGTTCGTGATAAGATTGTTAACTTTGTACAAATGATTCCGTTTGGTGACTTTAAGGTAGTGTTGCTAGATGAGGCTGATTATTTGAGTCCAAACGCACAGGCTGCTTTGCGTGGTGTTATGGAGGAGTATCATACGACAGCAAGGTTTATTTTAACTTGTAACTATCCTAACAAAATTATTCCAGCAATACATAGTCGCTGTCAAGGTTTCCATATTGCTAAGATTGACCAAACAGAGTTTACAGCAAGAGTTGCAGAGATTCTTATTACAGAAGGTGTAACTCCGGACTTGGATACGCTAGACACATATGTAAAAGCAACCTACCCAGACTTGCGTAAGTGTATCAACATGGTGCAAATGAATGTACAGGACAACAGTTTGCTAAAACCTAATGAAGGCGACACAGGAGAAACTGATTGGAAACTGGATATGGTAGAACTGTTTAAAGCAGGCAAGATCCAAGATGCTCGTAAACTGCTATGTGGCGCAGTGCGTCCAGAAGAAATGGAAGAAATTTATCGTTGGTTATATGACAACATTGAACTGTTCGGTGATGAAGAAAAACAAGATACCGCAGTACTAACGATTAAACAAGGATTAGTAGACCATACACTGGTTGTGGATCCAGAAATTAACTTAGCGGCAACGCTGATTAGATTAGCGAGGTTATAGTGACTTACTTAGTAACAGATAATTGTATTAAATGCAAACATATGGATTGTGTAGATGTTTGTCCTGTTGACTGCTTTTACGAAGGCGAAAACATGTTAGTAATCAATCCACTTGAATGTATAGATTGTGGAGTATGCGAGCCAGAGTGTCCTGTGGATGCTATAGTTCCTGACAACGCACTCGACCCAGAAAAGCAAGCATATTGGGAACTTTTCAATCAACGCTATTCAAACGAATGGCCTAACATTACAGAAAAGCGTCCAGAAGATGTGCCTGCTGATGCCGACCAATGGAATGGTGTGGAAAATAAAGTAGAGGAACATTTTAGTGAAAAACCAGGAAAAGGTGACTAGGAATAAGTCACTAATAAATGATATTGTAAGGATAAATGTATTAGAAGAAGAAGTAGAATATTATAAAACTCTGCTTCAACCACATGACACAGGTCACATACACACAGCAATAAGTTTTATAAGAGATAGAATTCGCATTTTAAAAGGAGCAAAAAAAGAATGGCCGTTCGAATAGTAAGTTACTCACAACCCTCAAACGATTTTGAAGATCAAGGACTAGAAAATATTCAAGATTTAATTGCATTCTGTGCAAGGGTATCAAATCCTAGTAACCAAATGAATCAGGAAACTAGCGAAAAATTAATTAAGTATTTGATCAAACATGCACACTGGTCACCGCTTGAAATGGTAAGTGCTTGTTTAGAGATTGATACTACTCGCGATATTGCACACCAGATTGTACGACATCGTAGTTTTGCCTTTCAAGAGTTTAGTCAGCGTTATGCTGATCCAAAAGAGTTTGGTAATCAGTTTGTTATCCGTGATGCAAGGCTGCAGGATGAAAAGAATAGGCAGAATTCAATCGAGACCGATGACCTACAATTACATGCCCAATGGGAGAACCAACAGCGTAATGTTATTGATGCTGCCAAAAAGGCATACGAATGGGCGATTGACAATGGCATTGCAAAAGAACAAGCCCGTGCAGTACTGCCGGAAGGTAACACAAAAACAAGATTGTATATGAATGGCACTTTGCGTAGTTGGATTCACTATATTGAATTGCGTGGCGCTAACGGTACACAAAAAGAACATATGGATATTGCACATGCTTGTGCTAAAGTAATTGCAGAAATTTTTCCGTTAGCAGAACAATTAAATGTCAGTAATACAGGAAATACATAATTTTTGGGGAATTGGCTCTAAAAACATACACGGAGAAGAATTTACTGGGTATGAGTCAGTTTATAGCCAATTAGACAAATTTGATAAGCCTGCCTTCAATCGAGACCCCGAAGGCACAATATCTAGTGTTTTTGACATCTATCGTTCAATAAATCTAGTGCCTATTATCTATTTCACAGAAAGAGGTGTCTTAAGAGCCATTCGTGACTTTAAAGACAGTAGCTATAATACTGTGAACAATAGTCGAATTAATCTAGGAAACAATAAAGGACAGCCGTTAAGCCGTTTTCTTTTTCCTAATATGATGACTGCCGAGCCTAAAGGCAGAGGTTCAAATAGTTTGCGTGATAGATTTTTTGATGATAAGAAATTAAAAAGAGCAATACGCATTTGCTATGAAATGCGAGAAGGTAATAATCTTGTATATCCTACAGCAGTGCGTAGAGCTCTTGAACTTGTTACTGGAGAAAACATACAAAACTTCAAGCCACAGAATGCCCGTGCTATTGTAGAACATTTATGCCCTGTAATTTGGGGCAATGTATATGACTACAGTTGCGGATATGGTGGCAGATTGCTTGGTATAGGTTCAAGCAATATGAAATATAATTATATAGGTGTTGACCCTAATACTGAAACAGTAAAATATTTAAATTATTATAATGAATGTATCGAAGAAGCAGTTGGTGTAAAAGGTGTTATACATTGTGATGTTAGTGAAAACTTTCAACCAACAGATATAGATTTAGCATTTAGTTCACCACCTTACTTTAATTTGGAGAAATACACTGATGAAGATACACAATGTATGGTACGATATAAAACACTTGAAGAATGGTTTAATGGCTATGTTGAACCAACTATGCAAAACATCTATAATGGACTTAATAGCGAAGGACTTTTCGCTACTAATATCGCCGACTACAAAAGTTACGGAAACAAAGAATATAAAGTCGTCGAAGATTGGATCAAGACAGCTGAAAGAATAGGCTTTAAGCATGTGTCAACAATTAAGATGATGCTGAACACTCGCCCAGGTGTAGGCAATCAAAAACTTGCCGGTAGAGAAAAATACGAAGGTGTATATGTCTTTAAGAAGTGAAAAGGGCCGAAGCCCTTTTCTTATTCGTCTCCATAAATTTGTAATACTTCCTTAACTGCTTCGTGCCTTTCAATGTCTCCTTGTGCAAAACGGACTATGTCCAAACGGGTGTGATCTTGTGCTTGTAATCTTTGAACAAAGCGTATTAGGCCATTATCACTGATTCGATCTGCTTGTGCAAGATCTCCTGTAACAGCCATTCTTGAACCTTCGCCTAATCTAGTAAGCAACATTTTCATCTGGTTTTCAGTAGCATTTTGCATTTCGTCTGCAAGTATGAAACTTTGCTTAAATGTACGACCGCGCATATACGCAAGAGGTGCTATTTCAATAATGCCTTCATCTATCATATCTGATATTTGTTTAGCATTAAAATAGTCTCTTAGGACATCAAATATAGGTCTTGTCCATGGTGCCATTTTTTGTTCTAGTGTGCCTGGTAAGAATCCTAAATCTTCATCTACTGACACTGCTGGCCTTGTTACAATTATCTTATCTACTTGTCCTTCTTTGAACATCTTTACAGCCACCTGCACCGCAAGCAGTGTTTTACCGGTTCCCGCTGGACCAACACCGAAGACTATGTCTTTCTTCGGATCCAACAGTTTTAGCATGTATGTTTCTTGATTTTTATTTCTTGGAAGGATAGTTACTTGATTTTGTTTTTTAAAGTTATTGAAATCAACTACATTTTCGTAGTTGCTTGGTTGTCTCTGTTTACGAGACGCTCTTTTTGCACCCATTAAGTCCTCCTTACATGGATAATATATGTAGGACAGTGCCAAAGGGCTTGTGCCCTACAAAAGTATTTACCATCTAAGGCATCGTCAAAAGCACTTTGTTATTGATTATTTGCGATAAATAACTATAACAAGTTTTGGAATTTAAAATGCACGACATATATGATATAATAAAAAATGTAGAAGGCATATACGAAAGCACAACTGCTTTTCAAGTATTAAAAGACTTTGAAAGAGTACTGGATGAGCTAGATTTATATGTTTATAAAAATTGGGAAGATGGCGAATTAGCTGAAGGTCCTAATATAGATAGACATTGGATAACATGTAAATTCTTTTGGCCAAGAGCTAAAATGCCTGACCCAATGGGCGGCAAAAGACTTCTAGATTATGATTGCAAAGTTAGCTATCAAAAAGCATATTTGACACAGCCAAGAAAAATTCGTAAACCTGGAGATATTCGTCCCGGAACTAGAAAAGGTAAACTTGATAGACATCCTATTTGGATTGTTGAAATCATGATGCCAAAAAAATTAGTTGCAGAAATATACGGATCCTATGCAGACATGAAAGACTTGGTTTCAGAACCAGCTCAAGAAACAACTCAAGCGCAACCGGGGGCGCAACCAGCTGATGCAGCAGTAGCCGGAACAGCGGCGCCAGCACCAGCAGGCGGAGCAGAAGCACCAGCAGGCGGAGCAGAAGCACCAGCAGGTGGTGGGACAATATAATGGGACTTAGAGAACACGATTTAAAACATATGATTTATGATATTTTTGAAGTTGATTCATATGCTTCAAAAATGGGCGAAGACTCAGACATTGTAACTATAAGTTTTAGCCTTAGAGACAAAGCACCAGCAGACGATCTTGTTAAATTTTTAGAAGGTGGATATAGTTTCATACTTGATGCTGATGCAACACCCGGTGAACAATCAGATGGTACATACAAAGTATTTGTAGAACTAGAAAGAAACAGACACATACACGAAAACATTTTTGAAATACTAGACGGCGTTAAGAAAATTGGTGGCTTAAACGATTTAAAGTTTAGGTACTATAAGAACTTTAAGAGCAGAGATGCTACTATGGAAAATCTAGACAGTTTTATTCCTAAAGATCCAAATAACTACGGCTTAATAAAAAATGAAACAACAATGGAAAATTACAAAAACTTTTTCAATAACAGTTATTTAGAAAGTGTTGATATGCTTGAAAATAAATTGTTTATTAAAAAAGCCTATGCGGATACTTTAGTATTTGAATTCATAGAGTTCGGAAGTAAAAAGGAAATACTAGAAAGTATAGATGGCAAATTTGACTTAATGGAAAGTTATCCAGAGATACTCTTTTTAACTAAGTATATCGGTGACTATAATATAAGTAAGTACGGAGACAAGCTAATCTTCGAAAATGAGGGCAAAGCCCTTGTAGTTAAAAGGACCTAAAATATGAGCTTTGAATTTGATTTCACAAAAGAACATCTCGCCGAGATTATTTCCGCAGATGCAGATGACTGGTATGACGCACTATGCAAACTACTACCCAAGTATGGAATTACTACAGAACGCAGAGTTGCACACTTTCTTAGTCAGTGCGCTCACGAATCAGCAGGCTTTAAACGCCTAGAAGAAAATCTAAACTATTCAGCAAAAGCACTTCGTGCTGTGTTTGGTCGTTACTTCGGTGATAGTCCAAAAGCAGATGCAGACGAATATGCTCGCAATCCAGAAATGATTGCTAATCGTGTTTACAACGATGAATATCGTAAGTATAAGATGGGCAACACACAAGAAGGTGACGGTTGGAGATTCCGCGGTCGCGGATTGAAGCAACTTACAGGGCGTGACAACTATACACGCTTTGGTAAAACTATTGATTTAACAGCAGAAGAAGCCGCAGAATATGTAGCAACTCCTGCAGGTGCTATTGAGAGTGCTTGTTGGTTCTGGGACGCAAACAATCTAAATGAAATTGCTGATACAGACAATGTTGTAAAAATGACTAAAAAGATCAATGGTGGAAACATTGGTCTAGAAGATCGTCAAAAGCGTTACAAACATGCACTACAAGTACTGGGCATGAGTGCTGAAGACCTAGGCGAAGACGAAGGACACATTGATGTAGATGATATCGGTGTACTACGCAAAGGTTGTAAAGGCGAAGGTGTCAAGATGATGCAAGAAGCATTAGGTATTGGTGCTGACGGAGACTTTGGTCCAGGTACAGAAAGAGCATTGAAAGAGTGGCAAGCAAGTAATGGGTTAGTTGCTGATGGTATTGCTGGTCCTTCTACTCTTGGAAAACTTTTGGGATAACTATTAGTATGTTTAGTTCAATTAGAATTGCTATGATACTTGTGTTGCTTGCTGGAGCAGGTGGTGCATTTATGTATGTAAAAAAGTTACAGAGTGACTTAGAAACTGCAAGAGCAAATGTAGCAAAAATGGAAATTGCTGTACAAACAAGTGAACAAAGTTTAAAACTTGAAAGAGCAGAAACTGCGAGACTAGGCGAACTAAACAACCAACTGAGTTCAGATTTACAAAAAGCAGAGCAGTACGGAGACGAACTTCGTGCTACTCTACAGAAACATAACTTAACACACTTGGCAAATAAAAAGCCAGGGTTAATTGAAAAGAGGATGCAAGATGCGACTAATAAGTTATGGGATGATCTTGAGTCTATCACTACTGTTCCTTCAGGGGTGCAGTCTACTGACTCCGGAACCCAAGATAATAACAGTAACTAATACAGTAAAAACCACTGTACCAATAGTTGCTCATCCTAAGCCTGTGCGACTTAACGATGTCAAAATCTATGTAGTTTCGCGTGAAGAAAACTACGAAGAATTTATCAAAGAATTCGAAGCCAAAAACGGCGGCGATGCCTACATCGCTATATCAGTAAAAGACTACGAAAATCTTTCACTTAACTTTGCTGAACTAAGACGCTATATCGAACAGCAAAAACAAATCATTCTTTACTACGAAGAAGCAGTTAAGCCAGCAGAAGAAACTCCAGAATCAGAATAAATACACATAGTAACGAGAGGGGTTATTATGTGGGAAATGATACAACAGATGGCGGGCGACCGTCTTTGGATTTACACTAGCATTGCAGGCTCACTACTAGGTGCCGCATTTTTATTCTGGTTTAAAGACACTAGAATGGCAACATGGGG